TTCAGCGTATCGATGCCAAGGTCGTGAATTGTGAATGTTGGCGAGACGAAGCCAGTAGCATTCAGCGTCGCTGTATTCGCAATGAACACATTCCCATTCGAATTCACATCAACTTCAGCATTATATGCCGGAGAGATTCCGTTATCGGTGTATCCGCTGATCGCCTTGATGTTGTTGTAGTTCGATCCAACAAGCACGATTTGGCGAGAGAGCACATTCGGAAGGTTGTATGTCCAGATTGAATCGATCGAGCAACCATACGAATTCGTGAGCTTCACAGCGATGCCTGGGCGAGCAGCATCAATGTAGGTATTCACCTCAGATCCACCACCAACAATCGAGGTGCCGAAGCAATTCTCAAGGTGATACGAGATGTTGCAATTGTCAGCAGCGCACGACGAGAGCAGTGTGTATCCGTGGGACTTGATGTAATACCCGGTGCCGAGCACATTATTTGCGTAGCACGAGTTGAATTGAGTTGAGGTGCCGCCAACATACGGTGAGACACGGATATCAATGAAGAATCCGTATGCACCGCACTCTTGAGCGACCAAATTCGTGTATGTTGAGACGATCGGCAACATCCAGTAGAATCCGGCTGTTGGCCAAAGATCGGCGATCACATTCGTCATTACAACTTGGAATGAGATCCCGAGCCCTAGCCCATCAACGGTGAGCGAGACACCACGGGCAGTCACCGCCGCTGCCTGACCAGGGCCAGTGATTCTGAAGTGCTCGAATCGAGCACCTTCTGGTGGATTGTTGAAGACGATCCCATCAACGGCCAGCGTTGAGCCGTTGAACACGGTTGTGGTAGATGTCTCACCAACAATGCCCATACAATCTGGTGCCGAAGCATTCGACAGCGAGCCAGTAATCTTGTATGTGCCAGCTGGAGCATAGATGTATGTCTTTGCCGTAGAAGCGGCAGCCATTGCCGAGCGAATAGCCGTAGTAGAATCAAGAACGCCAAGTGGGTCTGCACCGTATCCGAGGATGTTGATTCCACCTGGTGAGCCAGCAGAGCCAGAAGTTGTTGATCCAGATGCGCCAGTGATGTTATCGACGGTGTTCAGCGTTACTCCGGCTGAGGTCTTCACAACGAATCGATAAACCTTCGTGGAATCAAGATAGATGTCGGCTTCACCAACTGAATTCAATACAACTGGATTCGTGTTCGCCGTGATACCTGTTGTTGAGGTGTAAGTTGTTTGAAGTGTCGAAGACCCCGAGACATAGGTATAAACGAGGCCGCCACTAAGCAGGGCGCCATTCGTGTCGAATGCCTTGAATTTGATGGCTGGTGAGATCACGGCTGTCGTCATTTAGGATCCTTCTTTGTTCGTTTCGTATTTACAGGATTCTTGACCTCTGCGAGGGCTCGAGCTTCAGCGATCTCTCGGTGCATTGCCTCAACAGCCCGAGAATACCGCTGGACATCTTGATCAAGCGAGAGATCTGGTGGATCGAGGCGATATTTTGCCACGATCTCTGCAATTTTAGCATCAATGTCCATTTACTTCTTCCAAGAGATGTTTGTTTGATCTTTGACAACAAGGCCGTTTGGCATCTTACGATATTTTTGACCGTCCTTCATAAAGACCTCACTTTGCCCTGAAGCTTCAGCTGGTGCTGGTGCCTTAGCCCGGCTCTTAAGCTCATCTTGTGCCAGAAGCTTCGCTTCTGTTAGACGATCAAGCACTGCCTTTTTGCCGCCAGGCCCGAGAGGCGAAGACCGAGAGGCTTGGTATGCCCCAACATCACCAGCAGCGGCTGAAGAAGTGCTGATGTTATGCGCATCCTTCATTGAGAGCGCCCTTCCGTATTGGGTTGTCTTGAAGTGCTTCAAACCACCCGAAGCAGCATCAACCACTGCCTGAAGCTCCTCTTCAGTGAGGCCCTTAAGAGCCTCAGGAGAGACCCGAAGTGAAGCTGTTTCAACCCCGCCGTCCTTGATCAACGGAAGAAGCTCCCGGATTTTGTCTGCAGATACGACTGGACCTTTAGAGGCTTCTGGGATGTTCGAGACCTTAGCGCCCTTGGCTTCTGCTGCTTTAGCCTTCAGCATTTGAACAATCGATGAATCAGGCTTCGCTTCTTCAACTACAGATGTTGCAGCCTTTGCGGCCTTTGATGCTGCTTGTCGCTCATTGATTTGCTTCAGCAGGGCAGCGCCGGCGCTCATTGGCTCTGCTTCGACTACAGCTGGCGATACAGAAGTAGGTGCTGCTTCAGATACAGGAGCACCAGGTGCAGCAGGACCTTGCCCTGGCTCGGCATCAAGAATGTTTTGCTTGATTTGCTGAAGACGAGATTGCACCGGTGACACAGCCGCCGAGGCAGATGGTGCTTCAATAGCCTTTGCCACGCCGGCAACACCTTCAGCGATCTGCGCTGTTGTCTTAGCCCCAGAGAGCCGGATCAATGCATCACGAGAAGCTGGTGAATTCAGAAGCCACGAGAATACCTTATCGCCGATCTTCGCTCCAATCAAGTCTGTAGCAGCCCCGATCGGATTTGACAGTGCGTGACCAACCTCACGAAGCAGAATACCGACGCCGATTACATTCAGTGTGTCTGACGGCTTCACTGTAGAAGCAAGATCTTCAAGCTTCGAGGTGCTTTGAAGAAGCTTCTCAAGGCCTTGGAGCGTCCAGGCTTGCTCACCCTTTAGGGCTTGCCCGCTGATCCCGAGCGTCTTGTGGATATCGCTAACCTTCGAGGCAAGAGCACCAAGATCGACAACTCCATTAGTTGTGGTGCTCTTGGCGGCTGTTTCAAGCATCCCAGCAAGAGCAGCATTCTTGCCGTCAGCAGAGAGGCCGCTATAAATCGGAGACATCGCCAGTGGATTTTGAAGTGGGAGCTTCGAGACATCTACCTCTTTGCTGAGCACTGATCCCCAGTCATCGGCACCACCCTGAAGTGCCTTTACAGCATTCCCTGGGATCGTTTGCGCAACTGCGGCTTTTTCTGGCACGGCTGTGCCAACACCTGAGAGTGATTTTACAAAAGGTGTTCTAGCAGCGAATGCTTGAATAGACGAGATCGGAGCAGAGCCGGTTGCTTCGGCCATACCAACAGCACGATCTGCGCCAAGAGCCTTTGCAGTGCCGATCACATCCCCAGCAGCCGCACCATTTGGATTTAGGCCTCTTGCCGCTGCCTTCGCACCCATACCGGCAGCCTTAAACAAGCCGCCAGTTACGGCACCAGCAACAGCACCACCTGTCATATCCTCTGGGCTGCCAATAGCACCGTAGATCGCACCTTCAACTGGAAGAGCGATAGCACCAGCACCGACAACAGGGAGAGCAGCACCAGCCGTAATCGCAACTGGGGCAGCAGCAAGAACACCTGAGGTGAGCTTACCAGCACCACGAGAGAGTGGAGCATCGTATCCACCATTGTATTGGCTGTTGTCTTCACCCTTCATCTGACGCTGTGTGAAGTTTGATTGGCGAAGCATCTGCTCGAATTTTGCCGCCTCTTGATCAGCAGGATTTCGCCACACCGTTGCAAGCTTATTTCCGAGCGACTGCATCTGCTCAACCATACCCTGATTGAAGTTTTGTCCAACACCAACCTTTGATAGGCCAGTATCAATCAGATCAGCATCGTAACCGAGCGGCTTCTGATTATCCTTCAGAGCAGCGTCGAAGTTGTAATTCTTCGACTGAGCGATCAGCTTTGGATCAAGGCCCCAGAGCTTTGCTGCCCGAACAAGGTCATCCTTCGTGGCATTCGGGTGGATGTATGTTTCTTCTGGTTTTACAACCTTAGGCGCTTCAGCTTGAGTTGGAGTATCCGGTGGCGTCCAAGATTGTTTTCCAAGCTTCGGCACAGAGGCAGGCACTGGATTTGGATCACCTGAAGGCAGAGCCTGCATAGGTGTGTCTGGTGGTGTCCAAGCCATTACTGCCCCTTCGTGTAAAGTGTCTTTCCGTCGGCTCCGTAGTATTTAGCACCATTAGGCAAAGCCTTGTATGCCGCCTCAGAAGTCACAATCGGCATCGAGGCAGAAGGGCCACCTGGGACGCCAAGTTGAACACGGGCAGTGCCACCTGAAGGTGTAGGTGTTCCGGTGTTTGATGGAAGCTCACCAGAAGTTTGTGGTGTGTATGACGGCTTCAGCGGCTGATAAACACCCTTGCCAATTTCAACCAGGGCACGGTTGTTCCCATCAAGCACTTGAGTATTCCGATCACGAATAGCCTTCGCATAATCTGACGCATACTGAAGCGAATTCAGAATACCATCGATATTCCGACCAGACGAGAGATCAAGCTTCCCAGTGAGAGCATTGTGAGCAAGCTCCATTCGCTTGTCAGAAGTGCCAGCACCCTTCTGTCCAGTGATTGACAAGTTGCTAAGCTCAAGCTCAGTGAGTGAGCCCTCGATGCGCTTCAGCAGAGTGTCAGTAATATTCGTCTTCCCTGAAGCAACATCTGCACCAAGATATTTCACCACTGCCGCCTTCGCTGACGGCGGCAGATTTTCAGCAGCAACGAAGTATGCTCCACCTGGCCCGGCCTTCAGTGCGCCATTCTTCAAGAGGGTGGTAACGATGTTGATGTCATCTCGAGCCTGATTTGTGCGATCGATCAGCGAGACTGATGCAGCCGCCTTTTCATTCAACGCTTCAGCTTCCTTGACACGAGCAACCTGCAATGTGCCTTGTGAGACAGCAAGCTGCCCACGAGAAGTATTCGCATTCATCATACCGATGCGTGTTTCATCAGCACGACGCTTGATTTCAGAGGCAGTATCAGCAAGCTTCCGTTGTGTTTCTTGCTGCTCTTGCATCGACTTCGACGACATAGCGTCAGATTGAAGTTGCTGTAGCCCTTCTGGCTTCGATACATCATACCCAAGAGCAGCAGCCTGTGAGAGACCAAGTGCCTGCGTTGATGGATCCTTCGACACAACCAACTTGTATGCATCAGAAGCGCTGTTTTGACGATGCTCACGAGCTGCAGCTGCAGCCTTTACTGCTGCGTCAGTAGCGTCGTATCCTTCTTTTCGAGCGTGCGCTTCTTCGTATGCCACCTTGGCGATATTTTGTGCCTGCGTCGAGCGGGCGGCAATCATTCCGGCCTTCCACTCGAGGGCCTTTTGAATTGGCACACCAGCATCAAGCTGCGCCTGAACGCCGAGATCCAGATTTTCGTCTGAGTAAAAATTCGGCATCGTGCCAGTGAGATTTGGCGAAGTAGCAAGATGCTGCTCGATGTGAGTTGGATTTGTTGGATCAGGCTCTTGCGCCGCCTTGTATTCTGTAGGTGGTGCTGGCTGTGGAGACGGCGCAGCTTGATCTGTTGATCCTTCTGGTGCTGGGCCTGCAGCATTCTCTTGTGCGTGTTCGTATCGAGAGAAGTCGCCAGTTGTCAGTGGCTGCCCTTGTTGTGGGGTGCCTTGAGCTTGAACAGCCGGTGCCTGTGGAGCTTGTTGTGCTGGAGCTGGTTGATTAGCCTGAACACGAGCCATATTCTTTTGAACAACAGCATTATTCCAATTTGAGAGGCCGGCCATTTGGGCTCGGTATTGATCAAGTTGGATCTGTGATGTTTGATTTACAATCTGCTGCCCTTCAGCAGCAGCCTTGTTGTGTGCTGCTGCTGAAGCAAGCTGGTCTGCAGTCGCTTGTGGAATACCTGCGGCGAGCTCTGCCTGGCGGTATTGTGCTGCGGCCTGCTGATTTGCCGCACTACCCCACTGCTCAGCAGAGGTAGATGGCATCATCGGATTGATTGACGAGATTGGCATTCTAAATCCTTACTTCCGTGATTTTTCAACTGCGTTCAGCCGCTTATTCAACTCTGCCACTGCGGCAAGAGCGAATGACATCGCCTTCGGCCCATCAATTTCAAGAGGACCCTGTGGTGACCGATTTACCATCGAGCCGGCAGGTGTCTTTTGAACATCCTGTGCGATCACACCGACCTGCTTTCCGGCAGGTGTTCCAAGTTGTGATTGGGCCTGTTGGGTATATTCGTATGTCTTAGCGTGCATCCCGTCAAGCGAGCGATTTATATCACTCGAAGAGAGTGCCGAGATATCTTGCTTCGTGTTTTCATCCGAGAAGATACTACCAAGGAATGATCCAGCCGCCTTGCCGATAGCAGAGCCAATTGGGCCGCCGAAGTATGATCCAACAGCAGAGCCGACCATACCAAGATTTTTCTCAGCCTGGGCGTGTGGATCGGTTTGAGCCGCTTGCGGGGCTGGCGAGGCCGTAGTGCCTGAAGCAGTAGTGCCAGCAGGAGTTGTCCCTGCTTGTGGAGCTACATTTTGAATTGAGGTGCCCGATGAGCCCATCGGATGCACAGCAACATTCACAGCCTGCGGCCCTTGCATTCCTGCGGCGATCATCGACGAGAGATCACCTGCGTGGATCGGCTCAACCTGTGTTTTTGTCTGCTCATCGCTAAACCAATCAGAGATAGCGCCGACTGCATTCGAGATGCCTTCAGAGCCACCAACAGCATTGTAAAGCTGAGATCCCGCTTGAATAAGCTGTCCGGCTTGTCCGATCTTGTTCGCAGTTGAATTCGCACCACCATTAGCCGTGACTGCCTGACCAGTGTAATTCGCTTGAGTTTGACCAAGGTTTTGATTTAGCTGAGCCAGATCGGATTGAGTATTCCCAGTGTTCGCCATCTGATACCCAAGCGCCTGAACACCTGCATTAGCGATAGGCGTAAGAAGCCCAGTGCCAGCAAGGCCACCTTGATACAGCTGTGAGCCGATGTTTGCCCGTTGTGATCGATCGGCGAGAGCATTCGTGACAGCATTCCCATAATTTTGCGAAGCGAGGCCTGAAGCATACGAAGTCAGATCCTTCAAGGCCGAGCCTGACAGGACACCACCACGGGCTGCTGCGGAGCCTTGAATAGCATTCATACCCTGCTGCATCGTGAATTGCATCGACGGGTCAAGGAATGAATTTACATCAAGCGGAGCGCCTTGAAGATTTTGAAGGTTTCCAATTGCTTGCTGCCCAGCGCCAACATATGGATTTACATTCTGCTGAATTTGATTTCCAACGCCAGCCCCAGCTTGAATGAACGGCGTAGTCAGATTTGTGCCTGCTTGGTAAAGGTTATTCACCGTTCCCATAGCATTCTGAATGCCAGTTTGAGCCTGATTTGAGGCAGTGTTGATACCAGCCTGAGTGTTCGCTCCAGTCTTGTATTGTCCGTATGCGCCAAGGGCGCCCTGCAGTGCGGATCCAACACCAGCCCAGTTAGTGCCCGATGAAGTTGGATCATTTACGGCTTGGTAATCACCGTATCCTGCAGTTGGATCAGCCGGATTTGCGAGTGCGTCAATTAGTGCGCCCATTTAGTGCTCCTTAAGACAGCTCGATGCCAGATGCCTTGGCAATAACAACAGTGCCAGCATCTGCGATCATTTGAATACAGCCACTTGGTGCCAACATTGCGCCAAGCGCTTGATACGGCACCCAAGTCTCACCGGCGGCAAGCGTCTTGTTTTTGATGATGTAGTCAGCTGTAGTCGGAGCCGCATTCGTTGGTGTCAGATAAACTGACACGATGTGATTTACCGTGTCAGTATTCGTGATCGAGAATTGCGTGATCCGGGTGTAGGTGCCAGCAGGAGTAGCGTAATACACGGCTGCTGAAGTTGTGAGGGCAGCACCTTGGATGAGCGGTTTTGCAAGATACATTCTAAATGTCCTTCAAGTAGTAGTGTATTTAGTGGTTTGAAGCGTATTGCTCCAGGGCTTCAATACGAGCAACAAGGGATTTGATAGTGACTTGTTGCTCTTGAACAGTTGCCGTTAGCAATGGCACCAGAAGCGAGACATTCATTGTCTGGAATTCTGGGCCGTCCTTTACACCAATGACTGCTTCAGGAACAACTTCTTGCACCTCGTGCGCAATAAAACCATCGACCGTCACATCAGGTGTAGTTAGGAAGTTGTATCGGACAGGGCGAAGTTGCATCAATCGTGTTGAAGGTGCCACAATCGGCACAATGTTATCCTTCAACCGATAGTCAGACGGGCTTGAATTTGTGATCGTTACTGCGCCAGTCGATCCAGATAGTGAGATGCCAGTGCCGGCTGTCACAGAGGTGACACAAGTGCCGTTTGAGGCAGATGTGATCCGACCAGTGCTATCAACCGTGAGCGATGAATATGTGTAAGATCCTGGTGACACGGCTGTTGTTGGCAGATAAGTTGAGCCAATTGTGCCGGACGAGATGTTCGAGGCATTCAAGGAAGTAATACCAGATCCAGGCCCAGTGATTGTGCCCGTAACACCTAGCGTCGAAGCCATTGTGACGGCGCCTGCAAATGATGAAGCACCAACTTGAATACCCAGTGCTGAGATATTCCCAGAGTGCAAAACAGTATCGAGCGAAGTAGTTGCATTCACTGCCGCAAGCACGAAACCGAGATTGAAGTCTGCTGGTGGGATCTCGACTTCTGGTGTGCCGTGGATATCGCCAAGAAGCCCAGAGACATCGAAGTTAGTCTCACGGACCATCTCGATGTATGAGAGCAGTGCGCCTTGAAGGGCTAGCTCGAGCTCTGAGCGGATAGCAAACAACTGGGCTTCTGATGCAGCCGAGGCTTGAGCCGTATCAAGGGCATCATAGATGCTATCGCCGGTTGAGGCACCCGTCCGCTGCCACATCTGTTGAAACCACTTAAACCAGGCTGGTGACATCGCCCCAGATCGATCCTGAAGTGGCTCCTTGAATGGTGGTGGTGGAAGATTTGTCACATACGCTGTTGTCATTTTTACCACTCCGCAGGGGTTGCATCAAGAGCGGCGCCAGAGATCGCCCAATCTACTTGATCTGTCATTGAAACTCTGAACACTCGATCTCGGGCTTGTCCGAGTTGATGGAAGATGACACGGGTGTTGTATGATCCTAGCACTCCGGCCTTACCAGCACCGACCGAAGTGATATTCGACCAAGTGTTCCCACCGTCGTTACTATAGTCGAGCATCACTGAAGGATTTGTGATGCCGATTGTGCCGATGCCAGTCTTCACATCAATAGCCAGCCAATTGTAGAATACTCGCTTCCCGTCATTTGAGATGTGCGGTGTAACACGCATTCTCGTGATGTTAGCGCCGTTATCGCTAAATCCGTCTTGATCGTAGAAGTAAAGTGCGCCGTTCGTGTAGTCAAGCACGCAGTGACGATTTAGATACAACTGATGCCCTTCAGCAAGATGCCGTGATTGAGCACCAGTCGATGGATTTGTGTATGTCCGCTCGTGCCAAGTATTCTGCTGAAGTTGAGCCGATGTAGTCACATCATAAACCCAAGTTGAAGCGAGGCCTGGAATGTTCAACACATAGAAGGTGTGCCCTTCTTGAGTGTAAATGTGTGCTGTCGCCGCCTTGATCTGGGCTTGAGAGAGCGATGACCATTGCTGCTCTGCAGCGAATGTTGAAATTCGCTGCGTAGCATACCCAGTGGCCATAACAACAGTCGGGCCAGAGCGATCGTCTTTGCTAAGCCAGATGATCCGGTTTTGATCAGCCTTGCAAACTGATGCCGCCGCAGCACAACCTGTCTCAATCAAAATGCCAGATCGACGAGCGAATACAACAGTGCCTTGCCCGGCGTCATACCAGAGCTCTGTCGTCTTCTCACCGAACAACCACAAATCTTCGTTGTTATTCAGCACTGCCACGATGTTGTCAGAATTCGCTTCGGCAGAAGCAAAATTCAAACCGTTGATTGTGTGTGAGTAAAGGTCTGTCCAGTAAAACTGGTTAGTGTTCGCATTGTTGAATACGACATACCCGTCAATGAAGGTGCAAGTCGTTGGTGTTACGCCAGTGACGGTCACCATAGCATTCGTGCCAAGATTGATGGCCCGAACAATGCCGCTTGACACAACAAATAGATCGATGCCGTTATCGGTCATCGATACTGGGCCATTCAAAGCAACTGAAGCAATCAGCGTCGATGACCAACCGGCCGTTGAGCCGTCAGTGCCAGTTACTTTATACACACCGGCTTGAGTTGTTGTGTAAAGTGAGCCATTTGAAGCAACATACATTCCATTCCCAGGATTCGATGTTGAAGGAATAAGTTGTGTCAGCCCCGGTGTTCGCACCAACTGTGATACCTCAGCATTTTTACCAAGTTGTGTTTCATTCACCTCTGGGTAAAAATTCACGGTGCGCTGGCAATCATAACGCAGATTTCGCAGCAGATATGATTGCCCAACAAAGCCCTTGAAGCGAGTTGAAGCCATTACTTGCTCTCTTTCTTCTTGTCGGCCTTTGCGAATTCTTTGCCAACCTTCTGCGGGATACCGACCTTTTTAGCAAACTTTGGATTGTGAGCCACGGCCGCCATAAACAACTGTTGAGCAACTGATTTACTTGGCATATCGCCTCCTTACCGAGTTTGATCGTCGCCGATCCAGTATGATCCACCCGATGTGCCTTGAATACCAGAGTCGAATTCCAGACGGTCAATGTTTTGGTTGTTCTGTGCGATCAAATTCTTCGACTTGTATGCTTGGGCTTGAACAGATGGAGGTGCTTCACGACCATATTCTGGGGCAAGTAGGCAAGCGAGATTGAATCGAATAGCTTGGCGGTATGCCGGTGGAAGATTTTCAGTGTCTGAAGCAAGCACAGAGGCATTCAGCGTTTGATTAAACAGAAGCACAAGTGTTGTGTTCGCTGCTGATGCTACCGGCCACAGATAAGCCGTGGCAGTTGGCCAGTCACCATTCAGATAGATGAAGCGTGGGATCGGCGATGATACGCTCTTTGATCGCACATCACCCCACTCACCTGGCGTGAGCACCGACATCGGCAAGTCAATTGGCTGCGATGATCCAGCATTCTGACGAATCCACGCACCTTCAATCTCTGACGGCCGGTATGGCACATCAATCTGACCACCAGGCCCGATCGTAACAGAGGCGGTTGTGCCGGCGATGTTGTAAGTGTAGAATGAGGTTGTGTAAATCATAAGCCCGTCAGCATTCCACTGATCAAGCATCTCATTCAAAGTAAAAAGGGCATTTGCCGTTTGATAAGAAGTAGGTGTCTCAGAATCGCCGATGATGCCAATGAGGCGAAGCGAGCCGTTGATCAAATCGTTGTATGTCTGCGCCATTCAGGGCTCCTTAGGATTCGATGTATTTATTAGAAGCGACAAAGGGAGTGCCGAAGCACTCCCTTCTTTTCTTACCTAAGAGGCATTAGCCTTGGATGCGAACAGCCAGAGTTGGGCGAACAACTTGCCAGCCATAGAGCACATCGAGACGGGTCACTTGTTCGTCGGTTTCAGCGTTGTATTGCTTCACCAGACGGACAGAGATACCACTTTCTGGGTCAGTAGCCACCGAAGCGTCAGCACCCGAGAGGTCTGAAGTCAGTTGGCAGAAGGCAACCATAAAGGCATTCTTGTGCCAAGCGATATTCACATCGGAGACCGTGTTTGCAGCACCGATCCAGGTGACAGTAGCGCCGTTAGCAGCCTGTGCTGACACAGTCTGGTTTGGAGCCGTCACATTGATTGCCGGCGAGATCGACAGGGTAACTGCACCACCGGCTGAAGTCGTAGCAGCAGTCAGGACAGTGAAGACCTGAAGCTTGTTCGAAGCCAGACGAGTGAGTGGGTTGATAGCATACACACCGCCGATGGTGAATTGATCACCTTGGGAGACAGTGAGTGTGTTACCAGCGCCAGACAGGAGCAGTGACGAGCCAGTCTGAGCACCATTCACGATTGGAGTCACATTGGTGCGTGTCCCGCAAGTGAATGACGGCAGAGCCTGAGCAACAACCCACTGGAAGCCAGCGGCGATACCCATAAGGCCACGCTTGTATTGATCAGCAATCTGATCAGCCGATTGGAACAGACCCTTGAGGCCGTCGAGCACACCAGCCTGAGCCGATGGGGTAACAGCGACATACCGGTCATTGTCGATCGGGGCAGCCTGCTCAGTCAAACGAGCACCAGCGTCCAGGAATGGACGAAGCGTCGAGACATCAGCGCCAGTGAAGGCAGCAGGGATACCAGCCGAGTATGAGCCAGGGGTAACCAGATTCGGGATCTTGTAGAACAGAGCGAAGCCGTCTTGGTCGATGTCATTCGCAAGCTGAGCCATTGCAGGAGCAATGAAGCGGCTTGAGAAGTCGTCGATAGACAGAGTGCGGTCCTTGGACGAGAAGCCCATACCGATGTTCCGCTGAATCAGCTGGATGTTTGTGTTCGTTTCCGTGCTGTTCTGCTTATTCACAGCAGCGCCAGTAGCAGAAGTGTAACGAACAGGCACACGGACACGGATTGTGTCACCAGCCTTCATACCAGTCTGACCGAAGAGGTCATCAACTGGGCGAAGCGCACGGGATGCGAGCACGAATTGGTTTCGAAGGACAGCGAGGGCTTCATTCGTGATGATGTCGTCTGTCAGAAGGGTATTTGATGCGGTAGCCATTTGTCATTTCTCCGTGAAGGATGTGGAATTACTTCCGTTTTTGTTGCTTTCGCCATTCCTGATAATCCGAGAATGAGAGCGGTCCTGTTGGGTCAATGCTCTTTATCGCAGTTGTCTTGCCCTTTGGCAACGACTTGGAAGGCGGCGGCGCCTTTGATACTTTCGTGGTCTCTTTTTCATCCACCTGCTCGAATTGGGATTCCATCTTCGCCAGGTAAGCAACTTGCTTCACTGGAGACATCGACTTGAAGCCAGCAAGCTTAGCATCATCTTCTGCCAGATTGAACAAGAGATCAGGGCCGTTATCGCTTTCCAGGAGGAACATCATCGCTTCTTTCGAAGCAACGGTCTTCGTAAAGGCTTGAACAAAGTCTTGATCGACTAGCTGGTCATAACCTTCAACACGCTCTTTAGTTGCCTTTTCACGGGCTTCCCAAGAGCCAAGCACTTCCTTCTGCTTTTCTTGAGCTTCGGCAACTACTTGCTTCTGCTCACGATCCCATTCTCGCTTTTCAATCTTCCAATCGGCAAGAGCCTCCACATACTCAGCATACGAGTCGAATGAATTTACATCCGGCTTCGCTGTTTGGAATTCTTGTCCGACGAATGATACTTCTTGTGTCTCACGCTGAACATTCGAATTAGCTTCAAGCTGCTTCAAGCGCTCCTCTAGCTCCGCTGCCTTCCGACGGGCTTCATCCCGCTCAGAGGTGAGTGTGCTAAATCGCTTCTCAAGTCCGCTCTTAGACTTCTTCGGTGTTCCGTCTTCGTCTTCAGCTGATGTTCGGTCATCACCCTCTGCATCGGCGGTCGCTTCCGTTGTCTTCTTTCCAGCAGAGAGTTTCTCTACTGCAACCTTATATTCCTCACTGCCTGCTGGCAGCTTTCTGATTTCAGGATCCTTGATGATTTGGCCGACCACATCGACCTCTGCTACAGGACTGATTTCATTCACGGTATCTGACATAGGTTTCCCTAAGAATTTTACCCGGTGTAAGACCACCGGTAGTCGTTTCTATTTAGCGAATTTCGCTGATCATCTAAAAATTATGCGATCAACTGCCGAGGACCACCCATAATCGGCTGAATAGTTGCACGACCTGGGGCCTGTTGAGGTTGTGATACTGCCTGCTGAATGAGCTGGCCGATGCCATTCCCAGCATTCATCCACGGCGCCGAGGTATTGATCACTGTGCCTTGGGGTTGAGCTGGCTGTTGCTGCGACTGGACAGGTTGCTGATTTAGCCAGTGTTGATACCCAGGCGCAAGCGTATTGAAGCCTGACACAGAAGTTGGAGTTGCCTGAAGTGGTGCTTCACCTTGATATGCCTTGAAGCCGTATGGGTTTTGTGCCGATGCAAACATTGGCAAAGTGCTTGGGTGCGGATGTCCAGCATTAGGGTCATACGCTGCTGAGTTGTAACCGCTCATCCAAGGAGCAGAGGTATTGACAACACCTTGTTGAGCCGGTTGTGCAGATACTGGTTGATCTGGCTTTACCATACCTAGGGTAGGCCAGATTGAATTTTGAAGGACTTTACCAATATTGAACATTGCTGATCTCCGATTTTAGTGTATTTACGGCGTTAGCACCCAAGCCGAGCCTGACCATCTTTTCAGCGGCTTAGTGACCCAAGTTGCGCCATCCCACACCTTTACTGGCTTCAACACCCAGGCGGAGCCATTCCAAGTTTTCATTTGGCCAGTGTTCGATGACACCACCGGCGTTGAATATGTGACTCGAAGTTTTACACTATCGATCTGGACAGTAGATGTTGCTGTTGATCCATATGCCACATACGCACTAAACGATGAGGTGAAGTCTGTGGTTGCCCAAGCACGATCACGAATGTTGTCGTTGTTCGCATCAAAGTCATCCCAAGTGTTCCCCCGAGCACCATAAACAAACGGTGTGAGGACACTCGGCAAGATTTGCTGAGACGAGGATGGATTTTGTGAGGTTGTGCATCGATTCAAAAACCCAGAGCCAGTCATCACGAACGCATATGAATATCCGTTCGTGCCAACAGTGTTTTTAGCGTTCGCTCTGACTTCAATACCAAGGATTGTAGCACCAGATGGAATAGACAGCCCAGTCCAGCCAGATACCCAGCCCGAGCCTTCATTACCAGCGGCAACAACGACCTGAGCAAAGGTGCCATCATCTACATAGATGTTCCCGGTGTTCGTCCAAGTGCCCAAGTCTGGTGTAAAAGTTGAGCCGGTAAGCCAACCAGTATCTGCAACAGCCACTGCCTGTGATGGTGGGCCGTTCCACACATACTTGTCGCCGAGGACTGCATCTGAGCCCTCGTTCTTCGTCATAAAATCGTGCGCAAATGCCTTGGCGGGCAGATTTGCCCGCCGCTTCTCAGTGGTCGAAGTGGTCGCTAGACCAAAGTGACGAAGAGCCATTGCTAACCTTTACGCAGCAGCAATCTCAATCTGCATCCATGGGGCGCCGATGGCAGTTGAATCGGCATACATCATCACCATTAGGGCTGAAGTAGGGAACACGATTGGCATCCCGGTCATATCGAGTCCATGAACAGCACCGTCATTTGCAACGCCGACACGACCCATCCACAGCGGACGGAGCACAAGAATGTTTGCAGTGCCTGCAGTGCCAGTAGCACCTGTGACGCCCGTGACGCCTGACACACCTTTATCTCCGGCTGCCAACGGCAACTGCCACATACGCCCAAGTGTAGGAGCAGCAGCAGGTGAGAGACCAGTAGCGCCAGTTGTGCGGCCAGTTGTGCCCGCTTCATTCGTGTATGTCACCTTGAATGTTTGGTTACCGGTGAAGGCCGTAACAGTCTCAACCCAAATCTCCGTGCAGCCTGCAGTATCAGCAGCAGTGCCACCTGGAATTTTTGAGAGGAACGATGTCGGGGTGTTCCCTGAGGTGGCGGCATTGAAGGCATATGCGCCGCCCTTCCAAAGGATGTCATAGATCACCATTGTAGAAGCAACTGAATTCTTGAATTTGACCCCAGTGAGGTATCCGGTGCCGGTAGTGAAGTTGATACCTGGACAGCCTGGAGTGGTGTCATCTGGAACAACCCCAGTAGTTGTCGATGTTCCTGCCAACACACCGCCGTTTTGTGAGCCTGCTACCTCGAACACGCTGAATGGTGCGGCTGAGATAGTTGTGCGCAAACCTGTCTTTGCCCAGCAAATCTGCTGACGGGTAGAGGCAATGTATTGATCGACTGTGGTAATAGCCATTTCGTGTCCTTAGTTTGTATCGACCCAGAGGTCACCAGTTGCAGGTGAGGTAGGAGCAGTGAGGCCAACTGTGATTTTGGCAGCTCCAGAAGTATTTAGCGCTGGGGCCCAAGTGCCGTCAGCCCGAAGATAGTTTGTTGTGCCACCACCTGAAGCAGGTGCAGCACCAGAGAGTGTGCTTGAGAATGTATTCACAAGCGCAGTCAATTGCGTAGTCGTCAGGTCAGATGGTGCCGCAGTTGAGCCAGAGACATTCCCCTTGACGGTGTTATTCACCATCGTGGCCATCTTAGCATTCGACACAACATTCGCACCAAGTGTAGTCGAAACAGTGCCGGCGGTGCTTGTGATGTCTCCAGTAAGAGCAGGCATTGCTCCAGCCGGCAAAGATGTCGAAGCGGTGATCGCCGATGAGCCATTCGCATACAACAGGCCTGTCAGCCCTGGGGTGATAATACCACCTGAGGAGTTGATTGTCAAGGCATCGGCTGAGCCTGCGCCAACCACAAAGTGGATGCCATTTGCAGTAGTCGTGCCGATAGCAAGGTCACCAGAAGCAGCAGTCAGATAGGTGTAATTCGGCTGTGAGAATACACCAGAGCCTGTTGAGCCTGAAGAGTTTATGCCAAATGCACCTTGGAAGGTAGTTGCAGTAGTGTTGTTGTTTGCGACTACGAATGCAGCCTTTGCGGAGCCACCAGCGTTCGTATTCTGCACTACCGTGCTTGCCAGTCCATTTGATGATGTTTGGAAAGACGCAAACAAGTTTGAGATGGCGTATCCGAGGGTGCCATATGAGATAGCGCCGGCGGATACTACGGCGGCGATTGACCCGTTCGCAATGTATCCGCCTGTTGTGATCACAGTTGGCAGTGACAGTGTGACTGCGCCAGTTGAAGCCGAGGCTGTAATCTGGTTTGCCGTGCCAGCCAGTGAAGTGACTGCCGTAACAAGGTAGTCCGTGCCGGCTGTAGCAGCAACGATTGAGCCGGCGGAGCCCTTTAGGATGCCTGAGGCAGTCGTAGAGAGGGTGATTGCCGGAGTTGAGGTGGCAGTTGCAACAGAGCCAGAGAAGCCATTTGCTGACACTACAGACACAGAGGTGACGGTGCCTGCACCGGCAGGAGTAGCCCAAGTGCCGTCGCCACGCCAGAAGGTTGATGCAGAAGCGCTTGTCCCGCTGTTAAGATTTGTAACTGGGAGATTGCCTGTCACTTCAGTTGAGAGCGATACTGCGGTGCCTGCAGACCAAGTGTTCGCAGCAGTCCGGCGGACAATACCTGTGGTCGAGAGGGCTTCAACAGCGGCAAGGTCATCAGCCAGCGCAAGTGTGATCGCACCTGAAGTTGTGATCGGGCCACCTGTGGCCGTGATGCCTGCTGCAGGAGCAGTGATATTCACAGAGGTGACTGAGCCTGAGCCTCCAGAGCCATTTGAGATTGCAGTGATGCGACCGTAGGCATCAACTGTCACAGAGGTGTTCGTGTAAGCGCCTGGAGTAAGACCGGCAATCGTAGCCAGGTCCATTTGAATGGTGCCAGATGAAACAATCGTGCCACCAGTTGAGGTGATGCGACCAGATGTTCCATTTACAGTGACGGAAGTGACCGTGCCAACTGCAGCATTCTGCCAAGTAGGAGCACCAGCACCTCCAGAGGTAAGCACCTGACCTGAAGTGCCGGCTGCGCCATTCAGCTTCAGTGAAGATACCGCCTGAATGTCGATATTCTTGCCATTGATTGCCACATCGCCTTGAACGCCAGTTGCGCCGCCGGCCCCAGCTTGAATGGTAACAAGACCGCCATTCCCAGTGCCAGTGCCTGCGCCAGATGTGATTGTGAAAGCACCACCAGCAAAGTTTGTTGCTCCAGCGCCAGCATTCAACAGCACATTCTGACCAACTGCTCCAGAGCCGGCAGTGCCAGTCAGCGTCAGATTGGAAGTTGAGTTGCTGAACAGATCGATGATCGCCTTGCCGTATGGATCGGCGAATGAGGTGTCGAAGTTTGTGCCAGAATTCTTGGTAAGCACCTGTCCTGAAGTGCCACCTGTTGGCACAACAGCAGCATTCGAAGTTGCTGAAGTGAGACGACCGTAGGCATCAACCGTGATGTTTGCGGCTGTATATGAGCCAGCTGTCACCGCAGTTGTATCAAGATCAAGCACTACAGAAGTTGTGCCAGTTGCCGTGATATGTCCGGCAGTGCCACCGACTGAGGTGACTGTGCCTACACCTGGGGTGAAGCCAAGGGCAGTTGTCACATCGCCAGAAGAAAGCGTAACAGCCCCGGTGCGGGTGTTGAATGATGATACACCTGAAGTTGAGCCATTCGACACGAGGGTAACACGACCCTTGGCATCGACCGTGATGTTCGCATTCGTGTATGAGCCTGGCGTCAAGCCAACAACAGAAGCGAGGGTAACAGCGAACGAGCCAGTGCCCGAGCCAGTTGCATCACCAGTCAGCGTGATTGTTTGATCGCCGGTGTTCGTGCCTGAAAGATTTGTGCCGGTAACAGCACCAGAAGCAGTCACATTCCCAGGTGTGATGTTACCAAGGCCAATCGCAAGTGTGCCAGATGTAGTGATTGGTGAGCCTGAAACGGTAACACCGTTAGAGCCTGTGGCTGAGACGGCGGTGACCGTCCCTGAGCCTCCGCCGCCACCAGAAGCAGCATCTAGCCCCGCAGAGCCATTGATAAAACTTTTGCCGAAGATCATTGATGCTCCTTTGTGGATCCTTTATTTAGCGGATCCACTGATTACTGCACTCCGTAGAATGCCACAGAGAGGGTAAGTGCTGCAGGAGCATACACCGAGAATGTCGAAATCTTATCAACATACCGGGTTGTTGGATTTAGCTCATCGCCTGTCCCGTCGGTCTTCCCACCACCCGAAGCAATGTATCCATTGAAATTCACGAAGAAATTCCCGGTGGATGAAAATGCCACAACTGACGCATCAGCCGGCACATTGATCACCTTGATGTCTGCGGGTGCGAATGCATACACATTCACATATGATGATGGCTCAATGTGGGTTGAGCGCTGGGTCTGAATGTCTGAAAACGAAACTGGCTTCATTTTGTGTCCTTAACCGAGTGAGCCCGGATTTACGATGTCCTGAAGATGGCCTTCTTTTGCGAGCGAAGCAGCCATTTGGGTCATCTCTGCTGAGTGATCCAGGTGCGCCTTGATCAAGGTCGTCTTGTTCTCATTCTCAGCCTTCAGGGTTGCCACTTGCGCACGAGCCTGCTCGACAGCAAGGTCAGCCTGATTTTTGAGCACGATAATAGCTTTTTGCTGCTCGTGATCAATCTGCTTCGTTGCCTTCTCGAAGTGCAGCTTTTGAAGCTCTTGCTGCATTGCCTGAAGCTCTTGCGTCAGCGACTGAATGATGTTCTGCTGCTGTGCGATAGCTGCTTGAGCCTGTGGAGGCACCGGAGCTTGCTCATCTTGTTCAAGAAGCTGCGGAGCCTTCAAGGCAAGAAGCTTCCGAAGACGCTCTTGAATAACTGGCGCCTTGTCGAAGTCCATCTCACCAACAAGGATGTCTTGAATGAACGGCATCACAGCCGGATCGCCACCAACAAGCTTGATGATTTGCTCAAGGGCTTGTGACTTCCGAGTAGCGTAAGCAGGTCCGGCAGAAACTGCCACACCGTATTCACCAGCGCCAAGGTCGTGCATCTTCTGCTCACCGCCCTCAACGAAGATTTGATTGATCTTTACAAGCCTCTCTTGGCTATCATCGCCGATGATCCGCACAACTCGGGCAGTGTCGTAAATCTTCGGGATCAGTCGGATCAAAAGATAACCAAGGCGTTGAATGCCGCGCTGAAGAGCATCGCTGAAGTGGTAGTTGCTGTTCTGGCCTTGCTGTGCAAGCGTCTTGATGGCTACACCCGATTGCTCATTCGGAGTAGCGCCAAGGCCAGCATCGTAGATCCCGATTGTAGCCTTCAGATCACCCTCAAACTTCGAAGCAGCGGCAAGAAGGTCATTGATCTGCCCTGTTTGGTCTGCCCGGGTTGGCGGAGTTAGCTGTCGGTTGTTGTTATCTGGATCGGTCGAATTGTATGGAAGCATCGACCAATTCTCGGTGTTCGCCGTCTTCCACTGATTTTCGTAGCCCTTGATGCTCTTGATATCGACGATCCACGGTGCCTTATTGGCGGAGCCAATTCGGCGCACGGCAGAGGATGCCATATAGTTAAGCATCTTTTGGCTATCCTTAGCGTGCCGAATGATACCACGAATGTCACGCTCACCATCAACGATCAGCGTCGGCCCGTAGATTGACACAAATGGGAATTCGTTATCAGCCCACTCGCCGTGCTCGAGCACCTCAACACCGTTGAAGATCACCCACTTCACCTTTGTGTCAATGACGGAGCGGGTCCGGAGGACAGCTTTTTGCGACAGCTTCCCAGCCTTTTTGTCAGCATCTGGTCCTCTGGCTTCTTCCCGCTCGTCTTGATCTTCATTCGGATCATAGAAGCCGATGTTATTCACGACAGAGCCGTCTTCCATCAGGTATTCAATGACTTCGTTCTCTTCCTTATACCAATACTTCACCACCCGAATGCCTTCGCCACCAACCCACGAAGAGAGCTTCGAGCCATAAACCTGAAGGTCAAGCGTAGCCATCTCTGAATGTGGGAAGGCCTTTTTGTAGGCATCAACCGAGTAGTCGTCGAATTCAAACCAGCAGGTAGCATCTGATGAGTCAGGCTCGACGGCATCACCATCAGGCACAATGAGGAATGGATCGTGCGGCGAGGAGATTCGAATCTCTTGATTGAAGCCACGCTGCCCAGAATACACGGTCTCAAGCTTCAAGAAGCCGAATCCTGGCACCATTGCGCCAGACTCACCGGCGGCGTGGATGTAAGCAGATTGAGCGTATGACTTCCGCTCGATGTCTCGAATGATCCCAGCGAATACTTGGGCTGTCTCTTCGGAGCCAACTTCGTCAGTAGGATACACATTCAACGAGATCGATTGATTCCGAAGCTCATTCTCGACTTGCTTCACGAATTGCGGGAATCGATTCACTGTGAGCGTCGGCTCCTTGCGGACAGCACCAACACGCTGAAGGTCTTGGCTCCACTGATCACCACGGTAAAACTTCAGATCGGCAAGAGCGTCCATTCGATTCTTCGCCCAGGCATCCATTGCCTTGTTGAATCGCTCCTTACCTGCCTCGAGAATGTCTTCGAGTTGATCCTTCAGGGTATCTTCTTGCTCGCTATCTGCAGACTTAGCCATCGGCGACGATTTGATTCGCATATTGACGGACTGGGCAGCCTTGACAGAGGAGGTTTGAAACTTTTGTGGCTTCACTTTGAGGTCCTTTGTAGATGAATTCTATTTAGCGGATTATGACAACATCCAACTGTCTTTAGTTGTGAAGTCAATAGCGATCGGCTCTTGTGGCTTCACTGAGGCTTCGTATTCGGCTTCAGTGCGAAGAATACGGTCTCGAGTGAAAACAGCATACCGCCAAGCATCAAGGATGTGGTCATTCGCCTTTACAACCTTCCCGTGCTTATCACGGCGGTATCCACGGAATTCCTTCAGAAGCGAGACGCAAGTGTTGAACACCTTCAGGCGGCCAGAGGTTAGAAGCTCAAGCATCTCATACAGCCCAGCTTCAACGGCTTTATCAGCGTTCTGAATGTGTAGCCCGAGATCGTGATACATTTGAAAAAGATTCTCACCGTCAGTAGCGCTTCGACCACGAGAGGCCGTGTCAATGGCTCCTCGAAGCCATTTACCACGGGCTTGAATGGCTTGTGCGTGTGATGACGGTAGGCCTTCAACTTGAAAGAAGTCGGAGTATGTGTAAAGGACGCCCGAGTCACGGTCAAGAGCGATCCAAGCAGCGCCAGTATTCCGGCCCACATCGAATCCGTATGCCTTAGGCCAGTGCTTCGGAATCTCGAATGGATCAACAACGAATGAGGCTTCTTCAACCGGGAAGATTGCACCCTCTTCAAGAGTTGGGAATCCATACCGACGAGCTGCCCGCTGATACGGTGGGTAGCTTGAGAGGATTGCAGTGATTCGATCCTCATCAAGGTGCTTTACATCATCCATACCAGCACCGGTCACCCATCGGCCAGCACCCATATCGCCGGTCTCTGTGAAGTCGCCGCTTGGAAACCAACCCTCGATCACCTTCGAAATGCCTTGAAGCGGCGTAAAGGTCATCATCAGGATGTTGTTCCCAGTCATCGTCCGCATCAAGCACTCGGCGTAGATGTCTTGAGGCGGCTCTTCATCAAGCAGAATCGACTTCGCCGTGCCCTGAAAGGTCTCTCGGCGCTGCTCATACGACTTGAATGAGATCGATGAGTATGTGCCGTTTTTGTGCTTCACTCGAATCGTCCCAACGGGTGTCTTCTCTTTTTTAGCGTCCTTCAATGTCTCGAAGTCGATTGAATCCTTTGGTAGCAGCCCAGTGCCGAAGGCACCAACTGCTCCGAGGAGAAGTGGTTGAAGAACATCAACGACGCTCTCTTGAGAAACACCCACGACCCACCAGTCGTTGCAGGTATCGAATCTCTTGCCTTCCCACCACTCTGGATACAGTCCGGTGGTGTGATAAACAACCTCGATGCAGCCAGCGACGGTTTTACCAACCCGGTTACCAGCTCGGAACAGTCGTTGGTGATATTCTTTACCCTTAGCCCAGAATTCAAGGTGCATCGGATAATCAGACCGTTTGTGGATCGTCTCGGCACCCTCCAAGAGCTTGTGCGTTGCTGGAAACTCTCCAGGGGTTAGAACGATATCTTCGGTTGGGTAGAAGTAGTCGATGATTGGAGTGTTCAGCGACCGACGCTCGAGCTCTGCCAACAGCGCTTCGATCTCAGATGTAATCATTGTGCTCATTGCTTCTTGAGCGCCTGAAGCTGCTTCTCGAGCAGTGAGATCAGCTCAGCCTTCGAGAGCGACTTCAAATCAACTACCGGCTGATCGAGTGGTGATGTCTTTACAATGAGCTCATCGATCTGCTTCAGCCGGTGCGCACCGAGGTGCTTCAACATTGTTTGATTCCCCTTGTAGATCGCTTCGTTGTGCTGGGCAGAGCGAATCTCGAAGTGCCCCTTTGAATATCCCTTGAGAAGGATCTCGGCGTATTCGGTTTGAAGCGTCTGAGCATCAATGCCAGTCTCAATGGCGATCTCATTCATCTCGGCACCAACTCGGGCCATTGCGAACACCTTTGCTTCGACCCCCAGATCGTCGAATGGGATCGCTGAGAGCACCGAGTTGTAGATCGAAGTGTAATCCATAGTCTTGACCTAAGAAGAGATGTAGTATTTAGTGGATCTCACTCAGTGATCAAAAGGTAAGCTTGCTCGATAGCATCAACGATCAAAGCGTATTCAACTGGGCTGAACACGACGGTGTGCTGAATAACACCGAGGAAGTTTGGATGCGCCTGAATCGTGTAATGCTTCTGCTGAAGCTTCAGCTTTAGATCCTCAAGGACAGCTGCGGCTAGTGCGATCCCGAATGCATCGATATCCTGACTTGGGCGGGTGCGAATCATAGCTTAGCCTTTCTGGCTTGAATGTAGGCTTCTCGAGCTGCTTCAACCTCTTCAAAGGTTGGCTCGATCTTCTTCGGGCGAGGCATCTGTGCCTCATTTGTCTTTCTGAATTCTGAGGCGACTGTGCCATCATCCTTCCGACCACCAACTCGAGTAGAGTATGAGCCTGAGGCGCTATTTTGAATGGGATGCCCTGATGAGTGCGAGAGGCTGATCCACTCCGCTTCAGTGAGGCCAGGGCCGTCTTGAAGAAGCACGATCTCAAAATTCTGCCCGATTGGACCGCCGAATTCTCGAGTGAAGTGATACACCGGGTAATCGTGTGGATCCTTAACAGGAAGCCCTTGAAGGTGCTGGACGAGCTTCTTAGCGAAGGTTTTGTGCTTGCTCCAGCGACCAGCGAGGCTCATTGTCGTCTCGCCGATGTAGAACAGCACGGCCCCATCATCAGGCACTGTCCAGGAGTGCGTGACGAAGCTCTTTGGGTTCGTGAAGGTGATCTTTTCACCGGGTGTCTGCATTGAGACGAGGGCGTAGATTAGCTTGTGATCTTTCATTTTAGCACCGCACACGATAAGTCAAGGATGAGACGGCGAAGTGCAGACCTCCGATTGGAAGCTTCAGCGATTCAGCCAACGGAAGCAGTATTTCTTCGTAAAGGCACACCGCATCTTTGCCCAATTCACGGCTGATTTCGACAACAGGAGCGCTCAAAAGCAGCTGGATTTTATGGTCCCTGATCATCACCTGGGCGGACAGATATCGTGTATCAGCCCGAGACACAAAAATATGGCGGAGCGACGGATTCTGTGATGTCAGAGCCTCGAGAGCCGCCTGAACGATCTGAGAGGCATCGCCTAGAATCGCTTCGACGGTTTGTGGGCTCTTCGCATACACCGGGAATCCTTGAATCGCTTGATACCCAGGAGCCTCGTGGTAATACGATGCCAGAGCCTGAAGGTCAGTCTCCCAGAGCGTAAAACGGGCACCGTAGATCTCTCGGCACTGGAAGCCAGGCTCGTCAGTGCCGATGATCTCACCGAAGTCAAGGGCTTGATGAAGAAGGCTCACAAACGAATCAGGCAGAGCACCGAAGGGAGGTTGTGAGAGCGGACGATTAGGGCAGATGAAGTTTAGCATCTTAGATCCTTAAGGTTAGAGTTTGAACGCCTTTTTGCGTCAGGTGTATTTAGCGGGATCGATGATTTTCGTGCGGACTTTTTGGACATCTTTTACCCTGAAGATAGAAGGATCCGCTGTATCACGATAGAAGTAGGAAGAAGAGAGAAGAAAAAAGAAGAAGAAAAGTTGAAAAAATGAGAGAAAAATGAGAGAAAAATGAGAGAAACGATTGCTTCTCTAATCCTGGGTTTTAGGTATTGCTTCTCTAATCCTGGGTTTTAGATCTTCATTCTTTCCATCCGGCTTCGATTTCTACTGTAAAGTTATACTTCGTCAGCGCTTTGATCTGACATTGAAGTTTTTGAAGATCCACCTCTCTATCGCAAATGAAGCCATCGTGCTCACAAAAATAAAACACCCCTTGCTCATCAAGTGACAACCTGATGACATCGAGCACCTGCCGCTCAAGTGCAAAATAAACAGCCCACTTTTCTTTAGAGGTTTTGACAGGGTATCTGCGTTCAATGTATTTCCAAACCGTCTTGATGCAATCCCGCAGGGCACTAAGCATCGGATCGGTTTTAAGCCTTTCCATTTTCTTAACATCTTCACCCAACATATCGAAGATGCTCTTGTATGGATTCGCCGAGAGCTCCGCACCATTGAACAACGAGTTTATCACGGTCTTCGCATCATCGTAGCTTAGATCCGAGAGCGCAGCGATGTGCCGTCGGAATAGATTCTTGTTGTTCAGATAGTGATCAATACCAGCGACGAGGGGTATCGGACATTCACAATACAGTGCCAGTTGTTTCAAGAGGGTTGGCGCTGCCGCTGAGATGTCATAGTTATACGAGAATCCGTGGCCTGTCCAGAAGGTTTTCTTCGCCATTCTAGACATCATTTGCAGCGGGTGCCAGAGCCGGCTTGATTTGTCGTTATAGACGAATACCTTAGCATCAAGCTGCGCACGAACAGCTTCACGAATCTGTGACTCCTGCTTTGAAAACAGGACGAGATCATCAAGATCAATTGCCGGCTTGATGCCATTGCTGATCAGAAGCTCAGCAATGTAGTTTATGCCGAGAGGAAGAGATTTGTAGTAGCAGTAATGCGCCTCGTAATCTCTGCCGTGCTCTTCAACGGTCATCCCAGTGCTATAGTTGAATGTCTTAACGAAAAGCATCGTCCGGAGCCAATCGGCAAGTGGATGTCCCTTCGAGCCGAACGCTTTGTTGATTTTGTGCGCCGACACAGCATACGATACTGTCGGAGACATATTTGTGACAGTGAAAGCAAGAGCCTTCTTGATTCGTTTTCCGACACGAGCATCGCTAAAATTTGGCTGATACATCATACCACCTTTGGCAGTGCAAGGACACATTCGTCGATGTATTCGTCAAGCTTAGCAAGCTGCTGTAGAAGAATGTCCTTTGCGAGCCGATGTTGCTTCAGCTTTGTTTGTGCAGGATTTTCGAACAAGCTTACAACCGGGTCATTTTTGCTTCTCTTGTTCAAGCAAAAAGGATTCGACTTCTGCAAAGCGATCTGATGTTTTTCTTCTTTGAGGGCGCCGTCGATAGTTTCGTGCTCAGACAATGAGGCTCGTGACCAACCAGTTGGTGTGATCCCGGCTCTAAGATGGATGCCAGTGAATCCTTGGGCACGATAGCAAGCATTGATTGCGACGCCAGAGCCCCAATAGTAATCGGTGCCGAAGTCGCCGATAAGCGAGTGCTTACCAATGTAGAAGTATCCAGAGGTGTGTGAAATACGATAGACGAAGTGTCTCATAGAGTCCCTTTCTAGGTTAGGATTACCATCCGCCGCCACAGTGGATGGGAGACAGATTGAACGAGGGTCCTAGAAAGGTCTGACTTTGCATCAGGGGAGCGTGGCGGCTTCACCCTCGTTCAATCTGTCTCGTGTCTATTTATAGCGCCGGGCAAGAAAAGCCCGGGCTTTTGGGTTACTTTTGCGAGAGCGGTGTGTTCGTGACGAATCGAAGAAGAATGTTCCCGACGGTGCCAACCAGCACCCCAGTGCCAGGCGGCAGAAGCTGCGAGAGCTCCACAACCCCGGTGAGCACATTGAAGTAGAACACCTTCGACTTCAGCAGTCCTTTGAGCGAATCCATATCGTATCCTTTATGCGTTATGTGTTATGGCGAAGTGCCGCTGTATTTACTGCAGCAGGACAACCTTGAAGATCACCAAAATTCTTGCTGGAATTCGGGCGGATCCGCTAAATACACTCGACGGCGAAAGATACCGTCTCTAACCTCTGAAAGGATCTAAAATGCTGATTACATACACCCCAGAAACCGCTGCCGAGCTCGAGATTCAAAAGCTTCGTCGTGTGATCCACTTGATGGCGCTCGATGTTGTTGAAGCCCGCACAATGATTCGGCAGCTTCCACTCTCGCTCGCTGCTTGCCTGAAGCTGAATGATGCGCTTCGCTTGAGCATCACTGCATTCGCCGGAGATCAAGAATGAGCGACGATCTGAAGAAAGTGCAAGAAGCCTTTGCTGAGCTGATCCGCTCACAGGCCGAAGTTGATGAAGCACTGAAGATCGTGCTTCAAATCCTCTCCGGTCGTGAGGCCGCTCTGAAGGCTGAAGCCGAAGTTGTCTCAAAAAGTCCGCACAAAAACTGCTGTTCCCGCTAAATACATCTGACGGCACAAGATGCAGTCTCTAACCTCTGAAAGGATCTAAAATGTCTAACTTCTTCAAAACTGCCGGTGTTACAGCTCTTGATGTAGCTGAGCTTGTAATCGGCGTGATCGCTGTTCTGAATTCGCCAATCACCGGCTTCGGCTGGAATTGCTTGATCTACTTCGGTGCTGCCTCGTGCCTCCGTGGGCTGATCAGCTTCTGCTCCACAGAATCTTAATCCCTTAACAACTAACCTCAGGAGTCTAAAATGTCAAATCTTCACCTCACAAACTTCCAAGAAGCTATCGAGAATCTCATCGAGCTCTCTGGCGAAAAGTATCTCACTGACGCCGAGATCACCTTTACACATTGGGCTTGGGCGAACATCGGGAACGCTCGTGCCGTGTTCAATCAGATCATCACTGCTCGTCGTGGCGGCACTTCGGTGCATCCAGCGCTCTCAATGGCGCTTTACATCGAGCGGCAGAACGCTGAAGACGAAGGATACGGTGGGATCTTCTAATCGAAGTTGTCTCAAAAGTCCGCACAAAAACTGCTGATCCCGCTAAATACACTTGTCAGAAAAACTGACATCTTAACCCTCTAAAGGAAACTGAAAATGGCTTATCAATTCTACTCCCTCTCGTTCAACGCTACACCTGGCTCACAGATCAAGTATCGTGAGCTTACAACCGGTGAGCTCACAACATTCACTGTGCCTGAATCAGGTGTTGTGCCGATCTATGTCGGCCAGACACGCCTCACTCTGAAGCACCGCTTGATGAAGCACCAGGCAGCACTTCGTCAGCTGATTCGCAAGGAGTCTGGTGAGCGAATTCAAGCGAAGAATTATCCGTTGTATCGATTCTTGTTCGACTTCGGTGTCAGCCCAGATCAACTTCAAATCACTTCGGCTTCTGCTCCGATCTCAGACTTCAGCTCGGCTTCTGAGCGTGCTCTGATCGCCGCATTCAAGAACGCCGGCCTTCCGTTGATGAACAAGCTCTTGACCGGGGCTACGAAGCTTCCTCGCCCAGTGTTCGCTGGGATCCTGGCATCGCTCGTCTAAGGATCAAAAATGTTGAACAGACAATACACCTACGAGGAGCTTCTGGATAAAATTCTAGATGCTCGGGATCAGGCGAAGATCGTGATTCCTGCTCAAACTCGCCAGCGAATTCTGGCGAATAACCTCACAATCCACGAGGTATTCAAGACGATTGACTTCGGTGAGATGTTCCCGTGCCGTGAGGTTGATCGAGTGAAATTCGTCACGAATCAAACTGTGGTGTTCGTGGCTCTTGGCCTTCAAGGCACCGAAGAAAAGGCATTCATTGTCTCAGCATTCCGGCTGATTCAGAAGGATTCAGAATGACCTTCGTTCTAATCGGCTTAGCGATTCTAACGCTCGCTTTAGCTGTTCTTTTTAGCCCACTTCTTATGTGGATCATCATCGGGTGCTACATTAGCGCCAAAATTGACAAGGATACAAAATGACTGATTCGTTCAACACCATCGAAGACCAACTGTTCAATGCGCTCTCAGATGCAATTGAGACGCTGACGCTCGAAGAGCAGCAAGCCAAAGAGCCACTTGAGCAGGCATTTATCGAATACCTGAAGCCATTCGAAGATGACTTCGATTTGAAGACGGTAGTGCAGCAAAATGAAGCTCGGCAGAAGCTGATGCCTGAGAAGAAGAAGATGGATGAAAAGGTGTTCGTGATTACACGACAAGCCTCACGAAAGATCGACAAGCTCGTAAAGACATTTACTGAATTCCAGAATGCTGTTCAAGCAGAATTCAAGAGCGATCCAACTGTGATTCAGGCGCAAGCCGAGCTTGATGAGGCAACGGCCTCGGAGCGAGAAGCTGTTCAAGCAAAGATGAAAGAGATCGCCGATCAAACAGATCTGAAAATCAAGGCTCTTCAAGCCGAATACGAGGCGAAGTGCGAAGCTCTGGGTGTTGCTGTTGAGATCACCGAAGTAAAGGATCCAGTATGACTTATTTTGCAGCATTCGTGGCCGGATTCGCCTCGGCATACTACTTCACCGAGGCTATGTGGTGGTTTATGCGTCGGAAGTCGCAGAAGGGAGCAAAATAATGCTAGTGCTTTACACAAAGGCGAATTGTGCCGCTTGCAAAGACGCAAAAAATTGGTTGAAGCACAAGGGATACGAATACGAGGAGGCTGAGCTGAATGATCCAGGCCTTCTTGCTGCCTTTAAGCTTCTTCACCCAGATGTTCGCACACTGCCGGCAATCTCTGACGAAGACGGGAACATTCTGCTCTCGTGGAAAACCGAAGCTGGCTTGATTTAAGGGAGCACCAATGAAACCCTTCGATCTCATCAAAGAAACGAATCTGAATCTCGGCACTGACTTCAAGTCGTCTCGTGAGCTCTGGGGCTATGCCCGCATCGCCTCGGACCGTATCAAGGCTCAGTGGCTCGATTCAGGTCGCACCGACTACTCGATCTACAAAGATCCTGAATACATCTACGAAGGGTTGATCTGCTTCGACAAAATGTCTGGTGATGCGATCACTCGAATGGAGCGGTTGTATCGAGCGCACAACCTGAAGAAGTCGAATCTTCTTGACATCTACAACGGCATCGGTCTGACCTCTGTGTATGCTACTCAGTGCGGATTCGAAGCGGTGGCGGTGAATGACAATCCACACCAAGTCTCGTTTATGCAGAAGACGGCGATGCGGCACCTCGGTCGTGAGATCAAGGTTTATGACACCCTTGCCGAAGTGCCAAACAAGTCATTCGACATCGTGATGTCACTAGAGGTGATCGAGCACTTCACAGAGCCGATGGTCCATCTTCAAGAGACTCTCGACAAGATCAGCGATGGTGGATGCCTCGCTGAATCAACTGGATTCGCCGACTGCACGCTCCCTGGTCACTTCGAGTATTACACCGTGAATGGCGAGCTCATTCGACATAGACAGGTCTCGAAGATCATGGCTGACTACCTTCGCACCGGTTACCTGAAGGGAGTCCAGTGCAAGCCACGAGTCTGGGGCAAGATCATGGTCGGATACGACAAGAAACCACGAGTGTGGCGAGAGGGTGCGCCCACTGATGCGGTGACATTCCACGGTCACTGTCGTGAGATGGATGATCTCGGGTTGGATCACTTCATAGTCCAGGGGATTTGGAAGCGATAATTGTAACCCTAATGCAGCGTGTAAAAGGTAACAGAGGCTTCTAGCGTCTTTAGCACTTCAGTGATCCGTCGCTGAAGTGCCTTCGGGTTTTTACGGATCGAAATGTCTTGAAGAAGATCATAGCACGAAACTAGGATCTCAAGATCATCTTCAACAAGCTCATCGGCAAGTTGATCTGATCCGTCGCTCATTTTTACCTCCCGGTAAAGAATCGAGCTACTGCGCTCTCGCTGAACGGCTTCCCGGTAAAGGCTTCGTAAAGACGAGTTGCGGTCCAAACAATGGTGAAGAGAGCGGCAATTGCCGGTAGCCATTGGAACAGGGTGGCGACAGCTGTAGATGCCGCAGTGATGTCGCCAAGTGTCTTCATTGGGTGTCCGTGCTCCATAGATTCTACACCCGCTCCTTGAGGTGCTCCTGTATTTAGTGTTTGACTGACTTTAGACATTTGAGCCTCATTTAATCCTGATCAACAATCAAGTAGCTGAAGTATTGAGTGTCTGAAGTATTTGTGCTTGTTACGGTGAAAGATGTGCCGGCTGTTCGGGCTGACACATAAAGGTGACCGACAGTTGCTGCTGAGCCTGGCACGAGGGTGCTGAAATACACTCGGCTATTTGCCTTGATCTTCGTATTCGTAACAACCTTCGTCCCAGCGACAAGCGTGTCCGAGCCGTGGATTGTTGCCGAAGTGCCTGGATTCACAGCCACAAGTCGAGCGCCCGCTTCAAGGAATGCCCCATACTCCATATGGGTGTATCCTTGCTCTCCAACAGTTGTGCCTGGCGCCTTGTATGGCTCTACTGAAAGTGGCGAAGTGCCGTAGAAGCCATCATAGAAAACCACAGAGCCGCTGTTGTCATTTGAGATTCCCCAGTATCGCCCGCCGATTGAGCCGTGTGTGCCAGTATTAGCAAGCACAAGCTGCGGATTCGAGGTGCCGGTGATATTCAAGACGGAGTTGAAGCCAGGGAATGCCATACCGCCAGTAAAGGACAGCAAACCAACGCCGGATCGGTAAAGTGTCACATCAGCAGCAGCCGCCCCAGAGCTGAATGAAAGCTCGCCAGTATTCGCTGCAGAGATGATTGGGTAGTCTGGGTATGAAGCGGCGAACACATTTACTGCACCACCACCAAGATCTGGTCCAGACACCGCAAGTGAGCCATTCGTGACTTCTAGGCTGTTACCATAGATATTCGGCGTCTTGAATTTGATGCCCTTAACTTCGCTGTCATTGATGTTCAGCGTATCGATGCCAAGGTCGTGGATTGTGAATGTTGGCGAGACGAAGCCAGTGGCATTCAGCGTCGCTGTATTCGCAATGAACACATTCCCATTTGAATTCACATCAACTTCAGCGTTGTATGTCGGTGAGATCCCGTTATCGGTGTATCCGCTGATCGCCTTGATGTTGTTGTAGTTCGAGCCAACAAGCACAATTTGTCGAGAAAGCGCATTCGGAAGGTTGTATGTCCAGATTGAATCGATCGAGCAACCATACGAATTCGTGAGCTTCACAGCGATGCCTGGGCGAGCAGCATCAATGTAGGTATTCACCTCAGACCCACCACCGACAATCGAGGTGCCGAAGCAATTCTCAAGGTGATACGAGATGTTGCAATTGTCAGCGGCACACGACGAGAGCAGCGTGTATCCGTGGGACTTGATGTAATACCCAGTGCCGAGCACATTATTTGCGTAGCACGAGTTGAATTGAGTTGAGGTGCCACCAACATATGGCGAGACCCGGATATCAATGAAGAATCCGTATGCACCGCACTCTTGAGCGACCAAATTCGTGTATGTTGAGACGATCGGCAACAT